TTCCTCCAGATATGTTAGCGTTCTTACTGCTCTCCTTTTTACCGGGTCCACCTTCGAGTGGTGATGCTTTAACATCTTCAGAAGTTTCCATATCTAATTCTACAACTCCTTCAGGGTCAAGACCACGCTCTTCTCTAACTTCTCCGGGTGAGAGTACGCCTTCAGATAAATATATCATGTCTGTCTTAGCTTTAGTAAATGCATCATCTATATTAACGGCTCGGAATCTAAATTTAGCTTCGCCGGATTCTAATTGAGGCATCAACTGTGCATTTAATGCACCTTCTATAGCAGACTGTAAATAATTAACATATGGCTCAAATATGGGACGAGCCTTCTCAGGGTCGCTCCACATAGTTAAAGGAACCTTTAAAGCCATGTGTATTTTAGCCAGTAAATCGTCAGTATATTTTCCATACTCAAATGCTCTCTGTGTTCCACCTAATTCTTTAATAGTTATATCATTGCCGTGAATTATATCTTCACCGGGTGCTAAATTATTAAAAGCGTCTACAACCTCATTAATCTTATCAGGGCCATAGGGCATATCAGGTAGACCGCAAGATATATCAAATCTTGATATCGCATATTTATTAAGTGCGGCTCCTATATCCCTTTCTGCATAATCTTTTAAGTCTATCAGATACATTATAGGGTGTATATCAGATAAACCATATGCATAATCGTCAAAGGGATTATTTTTAAGTTCTATTATCTCATCAGCTTCAAATCTTATATTTTCTTTATCGTCACCAACATCTTGATAATAATACATTACTTGTCCATGTTCGTTTCTCTTAACGTACATGTTTTGGCTAGAACGAAGAACTAAGTTGTCTCCGGTCCACTCCAGATACCCCGTACCGAATACGCGGGCATTACGAACCCATCCATAGATAGTTTGTTCGATATTTATATCTCTAAACATCTCTTCGATAGTTTCTCTAATACTATCTTCATCTGTTACTATATCAAAGTTATCCTTTACAGCGTAAAAGCATGGAAGGTCTATCAATGTTCTTACAACAGGGTCTTGTAAATAAACATTCATATAAGTGCGTGGAGCACCTATGTGTGGTTCAAAATCTCCTTTTCCTCTTACATTGTAACCGTTATTTTGGAGCTTGAGTCTTTTGATTACACCTGCTCCGAAATCTCTTGGGTCGTTCTCTTTGAAAGGGGGATTAGACCCCACATTGGCGAAGCGTCTTCGCACTCTATCAAATATTGACATGGCTAGTCACATATATATAAACCGAAAGGAGTATATAAAGATTGTGCTAAAAACGTATACCTTTATTAAGGCGGTGAGAACGAGCAGCCGTGGTTAAAACAGACTTTCCACTCCAATTTTGTCGTTTTGTGGGCGCTCTTTGTATCCTGTCGCTACCACCTCCGCCTCTATTTGAAGAGGCCACTCCTGCACCAGCAGGAAGCATAGATAAGGTAGCATGTAGCGCCATTACCGAACTATCACAATAGTCATCGTGTTTTCCGGAAGGAGCTGCTATCTTTTCAGTCTTATTGGCTGCATCCATAGTATATTCAAGGTCTCTATGTTCTGCATACCATTTTAAAATTAATCTCTTTATATGAGGTTCTTGGCTTTCTGGATTAGGTACCTTTACTAGTTGTTGTTGGATATAGGAAACGTAATCTCTATATATCTGGGTCTTCGTCCCTCTCGGACCACCCGTAAAAATGAAAGGTAGGAAATGTATCTGCGGACTACTATTTATACACTCTACCCTTAAGTCTTGTTCAATCGCACCGCCGATACCAGTACAATCCACAATAAGGCGCTTAGCGTGCAAACGATTACAGACGTCAATGATACGCTGACGCTGGTATGGAATATCGTGTCCACCACTTCTAGGACTGATTTCTTCAATGTATATAAGACGGGCAATATCTTGTCCACCATCCTCAGTAGCAAGTTTTTCCCTTGACCATCCGGTAATAACAGTAGAGTTAATAGATTTCCCAACATCAACACCGACAGAAATTTCATTAGGAAGATTTCCTCGCTCGTCATCGAGAGTCTCTCTGGTCCACGGTTCGTATTCATCAAAACAGTCCCTTAATTTTTCTGGATTGAATATTTGCGATACACTCTCTACAAACTCACATTCGTATTCTGTCCTCCAGTAGATAGAATCTTCCCCCCATTCCGTCATCTTATCTAACATTTCTAATTCAGTATAAGGAGGTGAATAAGCATCTCCTTGTTTAATTGCGTCTTTCCATGAAAACACCAATCTCGTGAAACTATTTTCATAAGCTTCTGAGTAGAGATATCTATACATATGATTCTCTTTTGACTTTGGTGTACCTAAATTTATGAACGGGGCCTTATTTGAAACTATCGCTGGTTCTACGTTATCTACGAATAAATGGTCATCAATTAGAGGACTTTCGTCCACAATACATAAAGTAGGGTGTTGTCCTCGTATAGCTTGTCCCTGATTACTAGGCGCTAATGGAGCTCTACGCATCATTGTGCCCCCCTTCATGCGTATATGGGGCTTATTATGAAATTTATAATTGTCTACTAAGCTATCTAAAAATCTATTATCCTTAAAGTTTCTATAAACATAACCAAAGATTAATGCAGCTTGGTCTTCTGATGGAGCTAAGACAAATACTAAATCTCTAAATCTTTTAAAGAACATATAGATAGTTACAGCTACCGCAAGGGCATAAGATTTACCACTCCCTCGTGGAGCTAAGATAGCTAATTTACGCGGAAGACCATTATCAGGATGTGTTAAAGACTTAACAATAATAGTTTCCTGAAGAGGTCTTAACTTTAAAGGCCGTTGTTTATTATCAATTAAATAGGTTTCACAAAAAGCTCTAACCAATTTAAGCATTTTGTCTTCAGAGAATCTACAACTTTCAAATATATTCTCTAACTCTTTTGAATCGTGTGCGCTTTTACCTGTCAGTGTCGCTTTCAGTTTCTTTGTCTCGTTTCTTATCGCTTTCGTCATCTGTTAAATCCTCCAAGAAACTAGCAAACCCTTCAGTCCGCTGTTCCACTACCGTAGGTATCTCTATGTTTAATGCTCTGAATTCCGTATGTATGTCACGAACGATTGAATTTCTTTGGCGCAAGAGCTCTGTTCGTAAGTTAACATCCCGAATATGTAAAGAAATTTCTTCCCACAAAATGTCTTCAAGAGTAAGATTGCGAGCCAGCAAGCGTACAAGTTCTTTATGACGTGCATATTCTTGTTCTCCTACTCGCTGGCGTAACCGCTGCTCATAATCGTCTTCGTTCAAAGAGTCTTTGCGCTAGCAAAAGCTGCTTTGGTTTCTGCTTTGACCGCGGCAACAAATTTGTCGTCGTTCTGGTCCCATACAGATAGTATTACGTTTTTGAGCATTGCATCTTTTACATGCTTTTGTGCTAGAACATCTAGCTTCTCATAAGCCTTTAACTGGGCAGACGTTAAATGTACCTCGATTAATTTATGTATCTCGGCTTCGTGGCTCTTCATATAAGAACCTCCGAATTTATATATTAACGCTTTTACAGCTGGCTGTGTGTATGCAATATAAGCAACAAGTGCTCCTATGACTGCTACCGCGAGCATGAGCTCAGGTGAATCACTTAATGCATCCAATATACCATCTATCATTCCAGATTCGCTTACTTCGTCAGCAGTAACGTTATCTAGAGTCTCGTTAGTTGCTGGTTCGTTTGTCGTATTATTTGACATATTTTTTCCTTTTTTTGGGGCTCCCACGGTGACGCTTGCGTTAAGTGTCCTGTGGTGCCTTGGCCCTTCTGTGAGAGCCTATACATAGTAGGACCCCCTACTATATAAAGCTTACTTAGAGGTTATCCGTTACCCACGTTTTTGTATCATTGAGGAGGGTACATCGACCTATATAATTAGCTACCTTAGTTTCATCATTACTCTCACTCATACTTCCTGTAGACATAAGAGAACTTAACTTGGTTTCAGTGTCAGCTAAGTCTGCCTCTATTGTGGCAATAATTTCTGCTTTTGTTATACTCATTTCTTTTTCTTCCTAAGTTTGCCATCTTTAGCACGATAAGCTTTTTCACCCTTTTTAACTCTACGTTTCTTGGGTTTCTTACGTGGAACTCCGTTCTTATTCTTTCTTACCATTCTTTTTCTTCTTTAAAGAAGGATACGCTTTGAGTACTGCCTTTTTGATACCAGCTGGGTTTGGCGCATTATGTGCCAGCTTAAGAGCTGATTTAGCTCTCTTCTTAGTATTAATAGGGTAGCTACCTTTAGGTGCTCCTCCTGATGGGCCAGCGAATTTACTAACGTTAGGATAATCTCCTACGTTTGAACCTCCGGGCTTCTTTCTTGCTTCCGCTTGACGACGTTTTTTAGATTTAGCGTTGTAAGCCATACTTAACCGTGGTCTGCGTATTTAGTTTTAGAATGTTGTTTCTTACCTATGTGGTGTCCATGATGTTCACGGCGCGCTATCTCTGATTCAGTTACATCTCTAATTTGTTTAAGAGCTGTCTCTTTAGATATAGCATGATGTTCAAGAGCGTGAGTTTTACCACCGACGTGGCTGTAAACCTTTTCACCTTGTCCGCTCTTTCTCATTGTAAGAGTTTTATCTATATTGTATTTCTTATTTTGATTTTCTGCCATATTATTCCTTTTTGTGTAATAATTCCAGTATATCATTTAGCTTAGACAAAGTAGAATTAAATCCATTGTCATTCTCATTTTGATAATTCATATTGATAAAGTTCTGCTTATCTATTTTATCTAAGATTGTTTTAGTGCAACAACAGTCGCAACATGCTTTTTCTTCTGAGGGCTCAGCCCCATCGTCCACAATATCGTCAGCCATGATTACTCGTCTCCTTTCCTATCATACTTTGCAGTATAAACATCCATTGGGTCACTCTCTTGATTCTGGGCACCGTATTCGCGGTCTCCTCGTTCGTGACTCTCTTTCATATCTTCTAGATATTCTTGAGTAGGAATGTAGGCTAGACTATAAGTCGTACCATCATATACTTCTCTAATTGCGGGCTTATCTTTATTTTCTTCGGCAATACTATCGTAGCTGGTGATAGGTTTATGAGAGGCTGCTGCCATCTCATTAATCTCACGTTGGCTTGGTTTTTCCCAGTCTAGGGTCTTTGCGTACTCTTCTGACCAGTGTTCTCCTTTAAACAATCCTCCTGCGGATGAGTCCACAGGTTTCTTGTCCGATTGGTTACCTTGATATTTTTCATATAGTTCTTTCGTTGGCATTTTTATTCTCCTGAGCAGCAACATGCTTTGTTGTTCTCTGCTTGTACCTGCTCGCTTGTAGGCATATTTATAATTACCTCTAATGCTTTTATCTTCACTTCCATTTGTTGTACCTGTTCATACAGTTCTCTCACTTCGTAGTCGTTCATTTTTTTGTTTCCTCTTCGTGTTCATGGTCATCCCCATTACGGAATGTACCTTTTCTTGTTTGTTCTATCTGACTGTTCTGTTGAGCAGTCCATAATTCTAATACCTTATATATAATAACTAAGGCTGGAGAACCTATAATCAGTAATACCGACTTATAAGATTCTATATCTTCTACTATTTCTGGATGGCGAAATGCCATCGTAACGAGAAATACAGATAGTCCTACCCACGCCATTACGACAGGTGCTGCTACTAACATCATCATGAAGTTAGCGAAATTCCCGTCAGGGTTTGCTGCGTCTTTTTTATGATTGGTCATGTTTCTGTTCCTCCTTTAATTTTTTATAATCGTCTGCTGTTGACCTTATTACAAGTGTTCTTAGGTCGTCGAGTTCCGACAGTATTGTATCTAATTTATTTGTGAGTTGTATCATATCTTTAGCCTTCATTGGCCCTCCACTCTTATCATTGGTATATCAAACTGTTGTTGAAAGATATATTCTTCATCTACATCGTCCCATACGAGTAATGCTACCCACATCGACCATGTACCTTCTGTCTCATTGAGTTCCTCAAAAGTAAAATTAAACCAGTGATAGTCCCAGTCCACACCATTAACTGTTAAATATAAATCAGTCCAGTTATAATCACCAGACTCTTCATGCCATACGTCTACATAAACTAATACAGACGTACTATAATCGCTACAGTCGGTATCTATATCTGTTAATACGGATATACCATCTGCATCTGGGTCTACCCAGAAGACAGACATATTATCTGTCTCTTCGTTATACCAACCGGGATAAAAGTGTACCGATGTGTGGTTCCCGTGTTCTTCTTCATATTCATCCTCGTAATCACATGAACCATCATCTTCAGTAGCTTTATCATCATAATTATTAGCTTCTATATCTGTACAACCATAAATGGACGCAGTTTCGTTTCCGTTACCATTTGTACCATTTGGGTTGTCATTTAAAACCACACAACGACCATCGTCATGCGTAGCATTGGGTTGATGATTCTCAGCTTCGGGATTAGTACATCCATAAATAATAATTAAGAAATTACAACTTCCATCGTCAAAAGTAGCTTTAGGGTTATAATTAGTTGCATCATATTGTAAACAACCTCCTACTGGTCCTTCTTCTTCAGGATTGAAGTAATCACTTAGAATTGTCATATTGGCGCCACCACTGAGAAGGGCTAACATCATTACTGCTAGTATAGCACCTATCTTTTGCCCTACTTTAGTTTCTCCTATCTTATCGGCAGCCTTGCCTATAGTTTCAAAAAGCTTCTCCTCTTCATCAGGTTTCTTGGAGCCTCCTATGCCTAGGATTTCGCGTTCCTCGTCAGAAATCACGTTTATGGCTCCATAATCGTCGCGCGCCATAGATATTTT